TGAGTCTTTGTCTTCAAAACCTTCTAAATCTAAGTCGGTATGAATTTCTAAAATAGTAAAGATATCTTCATCTCTAGTTTTTTTAATTCCTTCTAATTCTCTTTCTTTTTTCTCTACTTCTGTTTCTTGATTATAACCCGGTGTTAATTCTATGTCTTGATAAAAACCTGAAACTTGTTTTTTTCTTAATTCGTTTTCAGACATTTTAATTACATGAATAACAGACTCTGCATCTTCTAAAGATGTTGCAGTGTAAGGTACAACTAAGTCATCAGCCGGTACAAACTTAGAAACGGCTCTGCCAAGCAGTTCATCATAATAAACTTTCTTAAAAGCAGAGCCACTAAGAGGGAGATAAAACAGCATTTGATCGAACTCGGGTTCGTACTCCTTCATCACATCCATGAGCTGATAGTTCATGAATTCTTTAACTCGGTTTGATTGCTCTTCTCTGGCTCTGTCTGCAAGTCCAATTATTCTTGTGTGTACTGGACCGTTAGCCGGTAATAATTCTTTGTAAGCTTGTGCTTGAAATTGTGTAACCGCTTCTGCAAGAACAGGATGCGTTGCACCACTTGCTCCTTGAAAGGGTTGAGTTGGGTTTTCATATTTAAATCCTAAAAGATCTAAACCTTTTGTATAGCTATCTTCCCAATCTTTTCTAGAGGATTTATATTGATTATAATTTGCTGCAAGTTCTGAACCTAATTTACCTAGAATATTTTCTGGTAATAATTCTGCTAAGTTATCAAAATGTGATTCTGTTCCAGGTTGATTAACTGCTTCTGGATCAAAATTAATTGTTGCACTACCATCTTCTTCTGTAGTTACTTGTACATCATCAGGACCAACTTGTTCTTCAGTTG